ATAATCATATTCGGCAGTAACGCCAAGAACCATAATGACAGAATAATCACTCCTAGAAGTAATTGTCGAAGCGGGGTCAACACCAATATATATATTAATGTATTCTTTATCCCCATTAGCAAATTGTATGTACCACGAGTCAGCCGCTTCATCAAACCTTGCGTTGCCTTGATAAATTCCATCGTTTATATCCTCCTCACTAAATATTTGGTCTTCAGGAGATTTTGCTTGATTCATATACTCTTGATAGAATTTTGCAGGTGTACCCGAATCTATGTAGAATTGTTTACGTTCTTCTAATTTTTTAATAGGCCATCTTGAAGGCCATATAGGTTTACCATCTTCTAATGCTTTTCGTGTAAATACGTCCCAAGCGTATTCTTCTCCTGTTTTGTCTGCTTCTTGACTTCCCTTAACTAAACCATTAAGAAAACTATCATAATGTACGATTGTGCCATTACACCAAAGAAATCCATCTTTATCAAAATCAATCGCAGGATATACTGCTGCAGTAACCCATTCTTTAATTTGTCTTCTAGAGTCAGGCGTTTTGGTGTTTAACTCTGATTCAAAGTCATCAAGTATAATTCCTGTATAACGAGTAGATAATTGTTTTTTACCACGCAATCTTTGAGACGTACCTTTACCAATCATTCTGCATCCATTACTTAATGTAAATTCATCTTTAGTCCACTTATCTCCTTGTAAATCTCCAAAGTAGTAATGAATAGCAGGGTTAGAATATATATGATTTGAAATCCAGTTTAAGTTATCTCGTGCCTGGTCTTGTGCCTCACCAATCCATGCAATAAACTCTGGTCTATCTTTAGTTGCAAATAAAAACCTATGTAATACAGCAGTAGCTGCCAAAGTAGATTTTGCGTGGTCCCTAGGTAAAACAAGTGCCAATTGTTGTTTTGACTTATCAATAAGTAGTTTTCCTACATCAATATGAAAATCTGGGGTTGCGCTTGCTAAAAAGTCTTGTGGTGAAAATAGTTTGCCAAATGTAATTAAATTTGAGTGTGCAAGTTGTAGTGTTTCTTCATTCTTTGAAACATTTCCATTAAGGTTTAAATTTGCCATTTATTTAAAATATAATTCTTAATATCTCCATTTAGAGTCTTCTTTGAGCATATTTAATACTTGTTCTTCAAAGTTAGGTTTTCTCAACTCCATAGGCTCTATATCCATAATTAAACTATCTAAAATATTTTTCCTTTCGGCTACATTTTTTGAATTAGAGGTTTGGTTGCCCATGGCGAGCAATAAAGGAAGAAGTTTTTTTGTATTATTAGATTTTATTGCTGTTGTAGCTTTTTGCATTGGGACACTAGGTTGCGCTACAGCCTTAGAAATTTGATTAGGAAAAGTTCCTCTATAATGTTCAATTACATCATAAGGATTAACTTCTCCTCTAAAATACGGGTTTTTTTTATGAAAATCTCGAATAACTTTAGAATCATGGACATTAATTCCAGTTTGTTTAACTGGCAATGTTGGCCTGTATGGATGAAGAGGAGCCTTTTTTGCTAACTCTGTTTTTTGATAAGGATTCAAACCTTTTGTTTTTTTAGTACCTTTTACTACATTCTTAAGAGTTGGAGGAAGAAACATTGAGAGTGCAAGGTCTGTAAGCAAAGAACTTGGGTCTGATAGGTCGTAGCCAAAACCTTCTGCTGTTCCTGTTATTATATTTCCTAAACCCTCGCCAACATCGCCAATACTATTCCATACTTCCCTATTTTCAATTTCATCACGCATATTTTCAGGAATAATTGAATACTGACTTCTTAGTGTTTGGTCTCCCGCAACAGTTTCAAATCCTTCTAATTGGTATGTTTCACTTCTACCATTCGACATCTTACTTCTCCTATATGTTAGTTAATTCAAAATGAGGTAAGTCATCAAAACCATTATCTTCTAAATCTGTGTTTTGATTCCAATCTCCACCCCACCTAAGGCCAATGCCTTTTGACTTGGCAATTCCCATTACCATGCCAGCAAAATAAGTCATTCGCTCCCTATCTTCCCAATTGATGGGGTATGGGGCGACATCAACAGCAATGGATGGTTTTTTGTTGTGGCGACCATTTGGCCATGCAACTTTTGAATGTCCTGACTTAACTGCTTTGTTTTGGTCTTCTTCTCCACGATGCCCACATAATACAGAACAATCAAAGTGTTTAATTATTTCGTTAAATATTTCTTGCAAATCTTCATGACATGTTGCAAGTCTACGTTTTGAACTTTTTCCAAATCTAGGCATTATCCCATTCCTTTTAATAATTGTTGTAATGTATTGTTTCCACCACCAATTCCGCTTCCAACGCTTGCAAATCCGCCAGATGTACCAGGGTAGTATAGTTTTCTAGCTGCTTGACCCCCTTGACCTCCTCCGCCTGTATTTATTGGAGCTTGTTGTTGCGCATCAATAAAAGATTGTTGGTATGGGTAATAAAATGGATTGTCAGAATCATCAATACCTGGAATATCAAAGCTAAATCCTCCTTCACCCAAGCCTCCTAAATCAAAATCTCCAAGGCTCTCTTGGTTATTGAGAAGTGTTTGATAAGCATTCCAATCAAAATTAGGAGAACCAAAATTAGAACCAAAATCAAAACCGCCTACACCTAAGCCCCCTAAATCAAAATCTCCAAAGTCTTGACCTGCGCCTTCAATTGGGTCTCCAACGCCTGGGTCTATGTTTGCTAAATCAGAGATAGGCGTTTCTGATACTCCTTGTATATTTTGAAAATTTTGTATTGCTGCTAAAGCATCTTCAGCACTGCTAAAAGTATTAGAGGATTGTAGTTGCCCCATCATATCACCATACAAGTTTTCTGCATCTGTTATGCTGTAGGTTCCGTCTGGATTTACAGTAACTCCTTGCTCTAAAAGCATCATATTTGCCCAAGGATTGTTTCCAAAAGAATCGCCATAAGGACCCAAAAAGCTGCCAGACTCGCCAGGCGCAAATGGTCCAAAACCTGGAAAATCAAAGTCAAATCCGCCAACGTCCAAGTCCCAAGAGCCTGGGCCTGGGCCCTCATCATAAAAGCCTTGTTCATTTAATTCTTGCAAGCTTTGAAGATTTGTAATTGCCTCTAATGCTTCTTGTATTGAGCTAAAACTATTAGACATACCTGATTGCTGCCAAACATCGCCATATAGCCCCCCGCTTTGTAACCAAGGACTATATATACCATAAGTGCCATCAGGGTTTGTGGTGATTCCTTGCTGTTGCAAAGCATATTCGTCAGAAGCAAGCCATGCTTGTTCAGCTTGATAATCAGCATAAGCATCTCCACCCAGGCTTCCTCCAAAGCCCATATGACCTTGAGTGCCTTCACTTGTGTCAAATTGCCCCATATTGCCGCCATAACCACTTCCAGCAACATTACCAACACCTAACATATCGCTTCCAGGTCCAAAACCAGACCCTCCCATAACATTGCCTCCTCCTAGATTCATGTTATTATTACTAAAATTTGTATATGGCTGATTGCCCATATTAGGCGGATTAGTTATATTAGGTGGATTGGTTGCATTTGCTGCAAGCCTATTAGTTTGATTCATGCCTTGATTAATAAGGCTTTGACTAAATGGTGTAAGATGTCCTGGTATATGTGGCATTAAGCTTTTCCTTGTATTGAATTCTCCCCGTAAATATACACAATATTATCATTTAAATCAAATTCACTATCACATTCAGGGCAAATCCAGCCTGTAACTTCCCTGTCTTTGTCAATTAAACCAATTCTTTGAGTGTAATTACTATCAAGATAAAGATTTTTATCACATATAGGACAAGGGTCCTTATACTTCTTTTTCTTTGTGTGCAATGAGTTGTGTTTTATTTCCATCTTTTAGGGCCTCCATTTGTTCTTCTGTAAAACCTGACCATACTGTAAGTTGTTCTTGCTTGGTATCTGTATCAAATAACCCTGATATCTTAGATAACGACTCTAATGAGCGCAATTTATCTGCGTCTTTGTCTGCAACTTCGGCAATATCTTTATATTTTGCCAGTATCCAATCAGGCGTTATGCCCTCTTCTTGCAATACTTTCTTAATTTCTTCCTTAACCATTGTTTTAACCTCATCTTTTTTCATTAATTGTTTGGCTGAGCTGGCAATATATTCACTGCTCTTTGATTTCTTGAATACTTTCTTGTATGCCTGTGTAATTTCCATACCCTCAGCCACATATCTTGCAAATACAAACTCTTTGGGCTTTAATCCTGACTTCTTATATTCCTTAAATGCCTTATATGTCCTTGAAAATGTGTATATATTCTCTGCAATTCCGTCTTCACCTAGTAATTTAGCGTTCATGTTGTCTACTCTAAAGGTGCCTAAGACAGTTCTTACGCATTTAGTTACTTTATTGGACGCATTTATCTTTAAAGCATAGCATTTAAGGATTTGGCACACATTTTGGTCATCTGTTAAGACCCATTCACCCTCTTGTGCCTTTCTCCAGTTCTCATTTAACAAGGCATTGGGGTGATGTACCCTAAATTCTTGTATCGAGTCATATAAATAATGATTTACGCCTTTGACTTTTTTGTAATCCATGCAATAATATAATCATAATTTTGTTTTTAAAAAAATTTAGACTAAATTAACCCTCGCATAAATGGTTTGGTTTAATACTTGTTGCGTTTATGTTGAAAAGTAGCTACAATAAGGGGTGAATCTAA